TGGGCACTAGAACATGAGAAGAAACAGGCAGGTTCATTCCTTGCAGCTGGTTCAGGCTCAGGTATTGCAGGTTTTGGTGCCCATCTTGCGATCATTGATGACCCTATATCAGAGCAAGATGCATTCTCTAAAACAAGAAGAGATAGTTTAAATGAGTGGTATTCCTCTGGTTTACGTACAAGACTTATGCCTGGTGGTAAAGTTGTTATAGTTATGACAAGATGGCATGAAGATGACCTAGCGGGGCACTTACTAAAGCTAGAAGACAACTCACCCATGTCAGATAAATGGGAAGTGGTCAGCATACCTGCCCTAAATACTACAGAATCTTTAGAAAAACTAGAAGAAGGCCGCGAAAAACTTATAGAACAAGGATATTTGTCCCAAGATTTTACTACTTTAGACCTTGGTGAGTCATTTTGGCCTGCATCTGACCTAAAAGACGGGTTTTGTTGGACAACTGAAGACATAATTAGGACTAAAAACAACACACCTTCGTTTAAATTTGATGCATTGTATGGACAAGCGCCATCTTCAGAGTCTGGGAATATTATTAAGATAGAATACTGGCAAGATTGGACAAAAGATGAACCACCTGATTGTGATTATATTATACAATCTTGGGATACCGCATTTTCTACAAGAAATACTGCAGATTACTCTGCTATAACAACATGGGGTGTATTTTCAGATGGTATATCACCACCAAATTTAATATTATTAGGTGCAGAACGTGGTAGATGGGATTATCCGACACTTAGAGAGAAAGCAGTAAAAAAATGGACAGAGCATAAAGCAGATTCTATTTTAATTGAGAAAAAAGCATCAGGTCAATCATTAATACAAGATTTGCGGTTAGCAGGTTTGCCTATATTTGAATTTAATCCTGATAAAGATAAGATTACAAGAGCCTATACTATAACAGGTTTATTTCACAATGGTAGAATATATGCGCCATTTAAAAAAGATTGGGCTATGGATGTTATTGATGAAGCAAGAGCATTTCCAACAGGTAGTCATGATGATTATATGGATACAATTTCACAAGCTTTATTATGGATGCGTAATGGTGGATATGTTTCTAATAGTGCGGATACATGGCTTGACAGTCAAGAAGAAAACATATATAATAGACAACGCAAACGTTACTACTAACAGGCGACAATAAGGATACATATGGCCGTTGAGAAAAGAATACAATTAGAAGATGACATTGGAGTACAACTACCTGAAGATGGTGCAATGGATTCTAATATGGAAGTTACATTAGAAGACCAACAAGAAATAGCTGCTGCAGAAGCTATGGGTATGATACCACAAGAAGATGGTATGGAATTAGAAATAGAAGATCATGAAGCTAATTTAGCTGACATGTTAGATGATCAAAAATTAAATCTTATAGCAATGGAATTATCAGAATCATTTCAAAATGATAAAGATTCTAGAGAAGACTATGACAGCATTGCAGAAGAAGGTGTTACACTATTAGGTTTACAAGATGAAAATGGTGATGAACCTTTTCCAGGAGCATGTGGTGCAACGCATCCAGCTTTAACACAAGCAGTTGTAAAGTTTCAAGCAAAAGCATATAAAGAATTATTCCCTACAGAAGGGCCAGTACGTACACGTATTATTGGAGCACAAACTCCACAAAAAACAGAACAAGCAAATCGAGTTAGACATTTTTTAAATTACCAAACACAATTACAAATGCCAGAGTATGGCCCAGAGTTAGATCGTTTATTATTCTATGTTGGGTTATATGGTTCTGCATTTAAAAAAACATATTGGGATGCAACATTACAAAGACCACGTACTCAGTATGTTAAAGCACAAGATTTTTATATAGACTATTATGCATCTGATTTAGAAACAGCAGAACGTTTTACACACACGTATTCAATGTCACAAAATGAAATACGTAAATATCAAATAGCAGGAATGTTTAAAGATACAGAAGTTATGGATTCTCCAATGGATGGAGAGTCTAATGCTGAAGAAACAGCTAATGAAGCTGTTGGTGTATCTAGACCTTCTATGCAAAAAGATCGTGTGGAAATATTAGAGATGCATGTTAATTTAGATTTACCTGGATTTGAAGATGAGAATGGTATTGCATTACCTTACATTGTTCACATGACAGATGATAATACAATTTTAGCTATTAGAAGAAACTGGAATCAAGATGATCAAGCAAGAAAGAAAAAACATTTCTTCACTCACTTTACAATGATTCCAGGATTAGGTTTTTACGGATATGGTTATCTACATTTAATTGGTGGATTAACTAAAACAGCTACGTCCTCTATGCGTCAATTAATTGACGCTGGTACCTTTGCGAACTTGCCAGGTGGTTTCAAGGCACACGGTCTCCGTGTCCTTGCACCTGACGAGCCTATTGCACCAGGTGAATGGAGAGAAGTAAATAGTCCTGCGGGCGATCTTGGTAAAGCGTTACAACCATTACCATTTAAAGAACCATCTGGAACTTTATTTAATTTAATGCAATACGTCGTGAACACAGCAAAAGAGTTTGCAGACTCTAGTGATCATATTGTAGACAATGCATCTAATTATGGGCCAGTTGGTACAACTATGGCATTGTTAGAACAATCATCTAAGATGTTTAGCGCTGTGCACAAACGTTTGCATTCAGCCCAATCTAAAGACTTACGTATTTTAGCAAGATTAGATCATGAGTATCTACCTGATATGTATCCATACGAAGTTGCAGGGGGTGCACAGCAAGTTTTCAAACAAGACTTTAATTTAAAATCAATTGATGTAGTTCCAGTAACTGATCCTAATATGCCTAGTGAGTCACATAGGATTGCAAAAATAAATGCAATTATGTCCATAGCTCAACAACAACCTGCATCATATAACATGGAACAAATTGGAATGGAATTATTTCAAGCAATGGGAATTGATGAACCACAAAGATATTTAAAGAAAAAGCAACAACCTATTAGTGCTGATCCTATAACAGAGAATATGGCAGTAATGAAAGGGGCACCTTTACAAGCTAAACCTGAACAAAATCATGATGCGCATTTAGTAACTCATGCTTTAATTTTACAAAATAAAACGTATCAAGGTAATCAGCAAATGATGCAATTATTAACATCACACATACAAGATCACATGGCATTAAAATACAGACAAGAAATGATGCAGATGATTCAAAATCCACAGATGCAACAAGCACTTATGTCAGGACAGCCACTACCTCCTGAAATGGAAAATCAAGTAGCATTAATGGCAGCTAACGCAGCAGATCAAGTTAATCAATTAGATATAGAAAAAGAAAAAATCTTATCTGGTGAGAAAGACAAAGAAGATCCTGTAAGCAAACAAATAGAATTACAACAAATGGAACTAGATCTTAAACGTCAAGTTCACATGGATAAGATTGCATTAGAAGAATCTAAAATGATTATTGATGATGAAAATAAAGATGAAGATCGTATGCTCAAAGCAGAACAAATGAATATGAAGTTTGCTGGAGATGTAGCAAGAGATGCTAAGAAAACAGTAAGCATAGCAATGAAAGGTATAAATAAAAATGTCTAAAGATTGTGGATGTGAACAAGGTAATAGAAACGGTAAGAGGCCATAATGGCAAAAAAGGGATTATACGCTAACATACATGCTAAGAGAAAGCGTGGAGGTAAAATGAAAAAGAAAGGTGCAAAAGGAGCACCTACTGCTGCTAATTTTAAAAGAGCAAAACAAACTGCAAAGAAAAAATATGGCAAAAAAGAAAAAAAGTAAATCTACAGTTAATAAAGCAGGTAATTACACAAAACCTGGATTGCGTAAAAGAATTTTTAATCGTATCAAAGCACAAGCTTCACACGGAACTGCGGCAGGTAAGTGGTCAGCTAGAAAAGCACAAGCTATGGCTAAAGCTTATAAAAAAGCAGGTGGTGGATATACATCATAATGGGTTTAGCTAAATCACAAAAGAGTTTAAAAGATTGGGGAAAACAAAAATGGCGAACTAAATCTGGTAAAAAATCTAGTAAAACTGGAGAACGTTATTTACCTGAGAAAGCTATTAAAGCCCTAACTTCTAAAGAATATGCGGCTACTACTAGAGCAAAAAGAAAAGCTAAGAAAAAAGGAAAGCAGCATAGTAAACAACCTAAGAAGATAGCAAATAAAACTAGAAAATATAGAACATAGAAAGGACTACATTATGCCACAAGGAAAAGGAACATACGGAAGTAAAAAAGGAAGACCACCTAAAAAGAAAAAAGGTAAAAAAGTAAAAGGTAAACTAAACAAATTAGACATGAATAAAGATGGTAAAATTACTAAAGAAGATTTTGCTATGTTAAGAGGTAAAAAGAAAAAGAAAAAATAATGGCAAAGAAAAAGACTGCAGCATGGCAACGTAAAGAAGGTAAAGATCCTAAAGGCGGATTAAACGCTAAAGGTGTTCGTTCTTATCGTAAAGCCAATCCAGGTTCTAAACTTAAAACTGCAGTCACAACTAAACCATCTAAATTAAAGAAAG